AGACGTGCTGGTCGGCATTCCCGACAGCGCGCCAGAGCGCACCGACACACCGATGACGAATGCGCAGATCGGCTACGTGATGGAGACCGGTTCGCCGGCCCATAACGTGCCCGCCCGCCCGTTTCTTGTGCCGGGTGTCGTAGACGTACAGGACCAATGTGCCGACCGGCTTGGGAAAGCCGCAGACGCAGCGCTGGGCGGCAATCAGTCGGGCGCCGAGCGTCAGATGAGCAGCGCGGGCATGATCGCCTCGCAATCGGTCAAGAAGAAGATCGGCAGCAACATCCCGCCCGCTCTTTCTCCCGAGACGATCCGCAATCGACACAAGAGCCGGCAGACGAAAAGCATGCGCGCTGATGAGAATGCCTATCTGAAGGCGGTCGATTCAGGCACCGATCCGGCGCAGGCGCAAAATGAGGCGGGCATCATCCCGCTTATCAATACCGGCTCACTCCGCAACTCGATCACCTACGTCGTCCGCGACAAAGATTAGCCATGCCATTACTCGATGTCTCCGAAATCCTGCTCGATCCGGATTTCGTGGATAGCCTCGTCTGCGCGCGGCAAACGCAGACCGTGGACGACAACGGCATTGCGACAGATGTTGCGGTATCGACACCTTTCTACGGCGTGGTGACAAACAACACGGGCGACCTGCTGATGCGGCTGGCGGAAGGCTCGCGTATCAATGGTTCGATCACCGTGCATAGCCGCTTCCTGCTGCAGGCTGGAGGCGACGGTCAGGACGCTGACGTCGTGACGTGGAATGGCCGCAGTTATACCGTGACTAATGTCGGCGACTGGTCCCGCTTCGGCATCGGCTTCACTGCGGCGAACTGCGAACTGATCCCGCTGTCGGGTGGGTCAAATGGCTAACGATTCGAGCGCAGCGGGATACCTCCAGCCGGTCGGGGCGCCGCCACCAGAAGATGCCGCGCTGGATGCGATATTTCAGCAGATGATCGTCGGCCTGACTGGTCTGCCTGGAAATATGGTTCGCCCAAGGTGGCAGCCGACAGTCCCAAAGCAGCCAGAGCCTAATGTCAACTGGTGCGCGGTCGGTGTAATGGACATTGAACCGGACCCCAACCCGTACGAACAGCAGAACGCTGACGGATCGTATTCTTTCATCCGCCATGAGATTTTTCCCGTTCTGTGCAGTTTCTACGGCCCTGCGGCAATGAGCTATGCGGCGCAGGCGCGAGACGGTATCTATGTCTCGCAGAACAACGCCATGCTTGATCAGCACGAGATGGGCCTGGTCGAGGCCAGTCGGATTACTCCGGCTCCGGATCTGGTCAATCAGCAATGGGTTCGCCGTTATGACCTGACCATACGAATTCGCCGTCGCATTGTCCGCACGTACCCGATCCTCACCATCCTGTCCGCCCAGGCGACGGCCCAGTCTGAAACGCAGACCGAGCCGATCAACGTCACTCAGTAATACCTCACGCAACGAATTCTGACCCCGCCGAGTGCGGGGTTTTTCTATTGGGACATCAACAATGACGACGAGTCAACTTCCTATCTCTCGCCAGATTCAGGGGACAGTGAATCTGTCGCCGAACGCGGCACAGGCGCAGAACCTGAACACCGAGTTGATTCTTGGCTCGTCGCCTGTGATCGACGTCGCATCGCGTATGCGTCAATACCTCAGTTCGTCGGCAGTCGCTGCGGACTTCGGCACGACCGCACCGGAATATCTGGCCGCAGTGGCATGGTTCGGCCAGTCGCCGCAACCGGCAAATGTGCTGATCGGCCGCTGGGCACAGACGGCCACGGCAGCGCAACTGTTCGGCGCGACGCTTTCGGTGGCGCAGCAGGCCATCGCCAACTTCACGGCCATCACGTCCCCAGCGTTCTCGATCACGATCAATGGGACTCCGTACACGATCTCGCCAGCCAGTTTTGGCTCGTCGACGAATCTGAATGGCATCGCAGCGCTGATTCAGACTGCCCTTGCTTCGGCCGTCCCAGGCTCGACCTGCGTATGGAACTCGAGCTTCGCACAATTCCAGATCACGGACGGCACAACCGGCGCAACGTCGACGCTGAGCTTCGCGTCGGCTCCGACTGCATTCGGCTCAGTCACTTACTCGGTGAATCCTAGCGCAGCCGCAACAGTGACGATCGGCGGCACAGTTGTTACGTTCGTTTCCTCACTGACGACCGGCAACCAGATCCTGATTGGCGCTAATCTGGCTGCCACCCTTCAGAACGCCGTCACCTTCCTGAACCAATCGGCGGATACGAACCTATCGAAGGCAGTCTATTCGGTCAACCAGGCTGGCACAGCGCTTCAGGTCGTCTATAAGACCCCTGGCACGGCGGGCAACGCGTTCACCCTCGCTGCGTCTGTCGGCACGGTATCGGGCGCGACGCTCTCGGGCGGCGCTGGTACGGATATCTCAGCACTGATCGGCGCAACTGCTGCATCGTCAGGCGCCTACGTCGCGCAAGGCGTTGCGGCTGAATCTGCGGTCGCTGCGGCAGCGCTGTTCGATAACCAGTTCGGCCAGCAATGGTACGGGCTGACTGTTCCGCAGGCTACAGATTCGGATCACCTCGCACTCGCGGCGTTCATCGAGTCGACGAACAACAAGCACTTCTACGGCGTCACGACGCAGGAAGCGGGCGTGCTGAACTCGGTTACGACGACCGACATCGCCGCACAGCTTCAGGCGCTCGGCTACAACAAGACGTGCTCGCAGTATTCGAGCAACAGCGCGTATGCAGTGAACTCTCTGCTTGGTCGCCAGTTGACGGTGGATTACACCGGCAACAACACGGTCATCACGCTGCAGTTCAAGCAGGAGCCGGGTGTTGCTCCGGAAACGCTCAACGCCACGCAGATGAATGCCCTTGAAGGTAAGAACTGCAACGTCTTCGTCGCGTACAACAACGGCACTGCGATCATCGAGCCGGCCAAGGTCGCATCGGGCGAGTTCATCGACACGATCGTCGGCATGGACGCGTTCTGCATTGATGTGCAGACGGAACTGTTCAATGCGCTCTACACGAGCACGACGAAGATTCCGCAGACAGACGCGGGAATGCATATCCTCGCGACGAAGATCGAAGGCGTCTGCCAGCAGTACGTCAATAACGGCCTGTTCGCTCCGGGCGTCTGGAATAGCGGCGGCTTCGGCACGCTGAACCAAGGCGATTTCCTCGCCAAGGGTTACTACGTCTTCCAGCCGCCAGTTGCATCTCAGAGCCAAGCAGATCGTGCCGCCCGCAAATCGGTTCCGTTCCAGATCGCCGTGAAGCTGGCTGGCGCAGTACACACAATAGATTTTGCCGTTACTGTTTCGCAGTAGTTTTGCCGAACCACCATCCTTCCGGTGGTTCGGATTCTCCGCGGTGATGCTTATTTTCGGTTCCGTTGGTTATCCAGCGGAATCCTTTGCGCTTCTCAATAAAAGCGGCCTTGAATTCAGGGGATGACCAATTCGCCTTGGCGGATGCCGACTTTTTGGCTCGAACCTCTGGTGTGTGCATGGCGATAGAGGCCGCCGACCTCTTCGCCTTGAAGTCATCAGTCGCCATCGTTTCGCGCATCTTGGCGAGTAAGTTCTCTTTGAAAACAGGATCAGACATTCGACGCCTACCTGCTTCCGACGCCCTTTCGTGGTAGTCGGGGGAGTTGCGGAATTTCAGCCACCCTTCGCGCAACCTTTCCTCCGCATCGCTGTTGACGAAACGAAGCTTCGAAGCATTTGAACTTGCTTCACGTCGAGACGGCAATTTTGCAGCAGCCCTGAGGTTTTCCAGCCTTTTGGCAGCAATTATCGGATCGCTATTGGTTACTGCCAAATATGCGAGACGCTTAGCGACGAATTCCGGGTTGGATTCTTTTCGGAGTGTACCAGCGGTCATGTTGACCTTTACTTCTGGTCGCTTATGGGCTGCGCGCACGGCATCGGCGTGAATCCGGCCATAAGGCCCGTAGTTCTGCGATGCCTCTTGCACGTTGTAACCATGGCCAATGCAGTCGAATTCGGCAATCAACATCGTCTCTACCTCCAGAAGGCAATTGGTTCCTTCGAGAGAATAAAAGACGGGCGTCGCCAGAAATGACGCGGCGCCGTATTTTCGAACGGCTTTCGCAAGAACTGGTGAGCACCCATGTCCGGAGGCGTGATCTTTAAGCCGGTTTGCGACGTCTTTGCTTAGACCGACATAACGCTTCCCATTGACGACATTGCTAATTAGGTAGACGCCCGGACGATGAAGCGGTTTGTTGTCGGGATGGAATTGAAACCGCTGCTTCGCCGTGGTTTGCATCGAGACACCAGTAAGTTAGTGATCCTCAAAGGATATTCGAGTAGCCAGTAACGGTCAACTCTTAACGTAGGAAAAAAATGAGCACTTACTCTTTCCAAGATTTTGCATTGACTCTTACCGGCCCCGGCGGTTCGATCACGTTGGGCGATGGCGCGGGTGACGCTAAAGAAGGCGTCACCTTCGAGTTCGTCGAAAACGCCAACACGATGGTCATCGGCGCGGATGGTACGTCGATGCACAGCCTAAACCCTGGCAAGGGCGGGCGCGCCACTGTGCGCCTGCTGAAGACGTCGCCAACCAACGGCAAGTTGTCCGCACTGTACAGCTTCCAGCGCACGTCGTCCGCCAACTGGGGGCAAAACGTCCTCGCCGGCTCAGACATTGTTCGCGGCGAGCAGTACTCCTGCCAACAGGTCGCGTTCTCGAAGTTCCCGAACAACACCTATGCAATGGAAGCCGGCACGATCGAGTGGGTTTTCGACGTCGGCGTAATGGACCCCGCGCTCGCGGCGGTATAAACCATGAGTGACTTCGTTGAAGTAGGCGGCCACAAGTACCGCATTGGCCGCATCGATGCGCGCAAGCAGTTTCACGTCGCGCGGCGCCTCGCACCTCTGCTTGCTGGAATGGGAGGCTTGGCTAACAAGAGCGCCGGTTTTGCTGCCGTCCTGGCTCCGATCACCGAGGCCCTCTCCAGCATGTCGGACGAGGATGTCGACTATGTGCTAGATGCCTGCCTCGGCGTTTGCCAGCGACTTCAGCAGGACGGCCGCCCCGCTCCCGTCATGACTCGTAGCGGCCTCATGTTCGAAGACATCGACATGGGGCAGATGATCCAGCTTGCGGTGAAAGTGATTCAGGAGAATCTGGGCGGTTTTTTTCCCGGCGCGGCAGCGGCATAAGTCAGAGTCAGCAGCAGAACGTTGCGCTGCTCTCGCTGCCCGATGGCGAGGACTGGCTACTTCAGCCGGTCATGGAAGGTTTGATCAAGTACGAGTCTCTGATAGATGGGACGCTGAGTCTCGAGGACGTGGCGCTTCTTAACGATGCAATCGCCGTACGAGCGGCCAACGAAGAAATTCTAAGACAGCAAGCGGAGCGCAACAAATGAGCGATAACGTGTTGCGCGAGTTCCTTGTCAGCCTGGGCTTCAGGGTCGACGAAGTGGGGATGAAGAAATTCACCACTTCGGTCGAGAGCGTTACGAAAACGGTGCTGAAACTCGGCGCCGAAGTTGCTGCAGCCGCAACGGGCGTCGTCGCGGGCGTAAAGATCATCTCCAGTCAGATGGAGAACCTTTACTATGCGTCGCAGCGTACGGGCGCGACGGTGGGCAACATCATGGCGCTGCGGTACGCCGCAGGCCAGATAGGCCTGACGGCAGACCAGGCGCAAGGTGCACTCGAGAACTTTGCCCGCACGCTACGCCTGAATCCGGGCTCGGGCGGGTTGCTCGACTCGCTTGGCGTCAAGGGCGGAGACCCGACAGAGCGATTCACCGGGTTTGTCGAGAAGCTTAAGGGGATGCAGCCGTATGTTGCGTCTGCCTATGCAAGCCTGTTCGGTATCGATCCGGACACGCTGCTGATGCTTGAGAATGGTCTTCCGAAGCTTGAGGAAGAGCGTAAGAAGTACGCGGCGAAACTCGCGGCCTTCGGAATCGATCCGGACCAGGCCGCAGAAGCTGGAAAGGACTTCAACAACTCGATTCGCGCCGTCACAGACACGTTTAACGATCTGTGGATCGTCATCGAGTCGAAGTTAGCGCCGGTTCTGACGCCACTCGTTGCACAGTTCGAGAAGTTCGCTGAGAACCACGCTGGCGAGGTGGCTCAAGGCATTGCGGATGCAGTGCAATCTCTTGCGAACTGGATCCAGAGCGTCAACTGGAAGAAGGTCGGCGACGACATCACGTCTGTCTACCACGCTATCGGAGGGCTGAAGGGCATTCTGATAGGTCTTGCTGCCATCCAGTTGCTACCCCTCGTCACCGGGATCATCAATCTCGCCGCGGCAGTCACGAAGCTCGGAGCCGCGGCGGCTGGCGGTGCGATCGGAGGTCTTCTGAAGGTGCTGGGCCCGATCGCGCTGATGTTCCATAGCGACGACCTCAACACTGGGGAAGACGATTATCTGAAACAGCGCCAAAGTGGTGCTGGAGAGATCGATCCGTCGACGTTCGACTTCAATGGCCCCGCGAATCGTGGTGGCAAAGCACTGCCGACTGCCCAACCTGAAGACGACGGCAATCAGCCATTCGGAACAGTCATCGAATTGCCGAGGCCCGCGACCAATGCTCCGCGTGGGATCCGTAACAACAATCCCGGCAACATCGTCTACGGCAAGTTTGCCCAGTCGATGGGGGCAACAGGCTCCGATGGGCGATTCGCTGTTTTCCAGTCGATGGAAGATGGGATCAAGGCTGCGGTCAAACTGCTCGAAGGCTACGTCGCCAAAGGCACTGACACCGTTCGAAAGATCATCTCGAAGTGGGCGCCGGCCAATGAGAACAACACGTCGGCGTACGTTGACGCAGTCGCCAAGAAGCTCGGTATCTCCGCTGATGCAAGACTGAGCGGCGACCAGCTTAGCGGCGTGGCCCAGGCGATTTTCCAGCATGAAAACGGGCGTGCATTCAGTAACGTCAGTTCGCTTGGACAGGCGCGGCTCGGTAGCAACGGCTCTGCGGCACCGAATGTCAATTTGCAGCAGACCAACACGTTCCACATCGACGGCTCGTCCGATCCTCAAGGGACTGCTCGTGCTGTCAGCGGCGAGCAAAGCCGGGTCAATGGCGACATGGTAAGAAACTTTGCTGGAGCATTCAGATGAGCGTATTGGGCAATGCGGTGGCTGTCGGCCAGATCGCCCTGCAGCTGCTTGGCGCAAAGCGTAAGCGCGGATTCGATGATGGCGCGGGGACGCTAATTGTCCCTGACGCTACCATCGAAGAAGTGCACAGCGATGAGATGGAGATCACCGACCACCCAGTCGAACAGGGAACAACGATCTCCGATCATGCATTCAATCGCCCGTCCGAGCTAATCGTCACGGCGGCATGGTCCGATAGCCCGAATAATTCTGGCATCGGCACCCAACTCGTCGGCGCGGCGGCGAATTCGAATGCAGCCGTCCGAGCCGTCATCGGTGCGGCGCAGTTGGCTAACGCTGTCGGCAGTGTCGTCAATGTCCTTAGCGGGAATGCCGGCGGCAGTCCATCTGCAGCGGCGTATGCCTTTCTGCTGGATATGCAGCGCAGCCGGACGCTATTCACGATTTATACCGGGAAGCGCGTCTATAGAAACATGCTGATCAAGTCGCTGGCTACGACAACCGATCTCAAGACCGAGAACAGCGCGATCATCCGCATCGGATGCCGTCAGCTCCTCATGGCGCAAACCCAGACGGTAACAGTCCCCGATTCGTCGAACATGAAGAACCCTGAGCAGAACGGCGCGACGACGAACTATGGCGTCAAGTACCCACTTCCATCGCCGAACATCAACGTTTCCGCTCTCCCATGACAACGTACTATGAGATCCCGCTGTCGGCCGAACCGCAGACCCTCAATATCCCAATCGGAGGCGCGACCTACGGATTCAGGGTGCAGTGGAATGTTGCGAATGCGTCATGGGTGATTGACATCTCGGATGCGAGCGGCAACCCGATCGTCTCGGGAATTCCGATGGTGACGGGTGCCGATCTGCTCCAACAGTTTGGATATCTCGGATTCAATTTCCAACTCGTCGCGCAGACTGACAACTCACCTGATGCGGTGCCGGCTTTCGACAACCTTGGGACGACAGCGCATCTTTACGCTATTACCACATGAACCAGTTCGGACGGAAAGCGAGCCTGATAGTCTCGACCGGCACGCAGGGACTCGACCTGTCGCAGTTCCGGTTCACTTTCCGGACGACGAATTCTGACGCCCAAACGCCGAACACGTTGTACGTGCGGGTGTACAACCTCTCGCCGCAGACTGTCGCGAAGATTGGACCTGAGTTCGGAACGGTGACGCTTCAGGCCGGTTATGAAGATGGCAATTTCGGCATCATCTTCCAAGGATCCATCAAGCAGACCGCTACAGGTAGAGATCGCAACGTCGACAGTTACGTCGACATATGGGCGGCAGACGGCGACGAGTGGGCAAACTTCTCTGTTATAAGCCAATCGATCGTCGCAGGACAGACCCCGCAACAGGTCATCACGGCGATCACGGGCGCAGCGTCATCGAACGGCACTCCGCCAATCAAGTTTGCGGACGACGCGAATGGATTGATTGCTGGCTCCGCGGCTGGTACGGCACAGGCCCTTTCACGCGGCAAGGTTCTGTTCGGAATGAGTAGAGACTACGCGCGAGACTGGGCGAACAAATACGGATTCCGTTGGTCGATCCAGAATGGAAAGTTTGTTCTCGTGCCAATCACCGGCTATCGCCCGGGCGAGGCTGTCGTGCTTTCGTCGACGACTGGTTTGATTGGAGTTCCCGAGGCAACCCAGGATGGTGTCCGCGCCCGCGCCCTGCTCAATCCGTTGATCCGTATCGGCTGCCTCGTGCAGATCGCGAAGTCTGACATCAACCAGATCACGACGCAGCAGCAAGGGCTGAAATACGACGCGGCGATCGCGACAGTAGTCACAGCCGCGGGCTTCTACAGGGTGATGGTTGCGGAGTTCAGTGGCGATACCCGCGGACAGGAATGGTATGTCGATCTGGTATGCCTGGCGGTGGACGTGTCAGCAGGCAATCCGACCCAATCGGTTGCGGCCTCTGGCTAGCGCGCAATCATGTTCTGGATCGTTACGCCTCTGAATTTCTTGCCATCCGGTAGCACGCCGGAAACGATGGGCACATAGTTTCCGGCCTCTACCTCTAGCGGCGTGCCGGCAGGAACAAGTGCGCATCCGTAGTCTGACGGTCGCGGCTCCGCTCCATAGTCAAAGCCATTCACGAGTGCCGCCTGCTTCCTGAGTTCCGGAGACAAGGATTTCCGCGCATGTCGAGCCTTGTTAATCCATCCGAACATCCATGTCGCCTCGTCCATTGACGGACACACAACGGCTCCGTCCACAAGGTCCATACCTCGTGCGACTGGCTGTCGCTGGACATCCGTCGAGAACTTGTACTTAGGTGCCGTAGATTGCGCAAATGTTGGCGCCGCGACAAGAAGTGCACCCACGAAAATCAAAGTCTTCATCTGATACCTCATGCTCCAGTTAGAACGAGTCAATGACAGCCAGGAGGCGCTTCGTCTCGCCCTGGAGGGGCATCAGGCGCAAGTGTGGACGGCGCTGCCAGCGATTATAGAGAGTTTCGATGCAAACGCCGTTACGTGTGTTGCGCAGCCGGCGATCAAGGCAGAGGTGCGCGCAGCGGATGGCTCAACGCGACTGGTTGCACTTCCACTATTGATCGACTGCCCCGTTGTGTTTCCCCGCGGTGGCGGATGCACTCTGACGTTTCCGATCGCCAAAGGCGATGAATGTCTCGTCGTGTTCTCCTCGCGATGCATCGATGCATGGTGGACCGCTGGAGGCGTTCAGGCGCAGGCTGAGCTTCGCATGCACGACCTGTCGGACGGCTTCTGTCTGCCCGGCCCGTTCTCGCAGGCGACGAAGATAAGCGGGATCAGTACGAACAGCGTGCAGTTGCGCAGCAACGATGCGTCGACATACATCGATCTGAATCCGACATCACAGAAGGTCAAGATAGTCGCGCCGGGAGGGTTTGAGGTTGACGCGCCGACGAACCTGTTCACAGGTGCAGTGACGATTCAAGGTCTGCTCACGTGGCTTGCTGGTATGGCTGGCAGCACGGCTAGCGGTGTCGCAGCAACCGTCACAGGTGTCATCAACTTCATCGGCTCTGTCACTTCGAACGGGAAGGCGATCGACAGCACGCATACGCACCATGAGAACGGCGCGGGCAGCAATACGAACCCGCCGAACTAACGGATTTCGATGTAAACTTTAGTTGCTGCGGCTAGCCCGACGGGGCGAAAGCGGGTTTCCTGACCTGTTGCCGCAGTCCTCAATCAGGAATGTCATAACAGGAAATGGCAATGGGCGAACTTTATCGTCTGGACTTCGCGTCCGGGAAATCCTATATCGGCATTAGCCGCTACAGCGCAGCAAAGCGATTCAAACAGCATCGCCAAGCTTCTCAAAAATCTGATTTGCTCTTATATCGCGCATGGCGCACACACGGTGAGCCAACGCTAACTGTATTGGCGATTATCGAAGAATCAGCGCTACTGGATGCCGAAATAGCTGCCATCGCGTCATATAACACTCTTTCCCCAAATGGATACAACTCAACCACGGGTGGAGATATCAGCCCCGCTTTGATGGATGAGGTGAAAAAGAAGATCGGAGATCGGCATCGCGGGCGCGTTATGAACGAAGAGTGGATAGCCAAGATTTCCGCTGGCGGGAAAGGAAAAAAGCGCAGCGCTGAAACTCGGGCGAGGATGAGCGAATCATTGAAACTGCGCGTGTGCAAGCCTGAAACGCGGGAGAAGCTAGCGGCGCTAGCCTCTAGTCCGGAGCGCCGTGCTGCGTTCAACGCCGCCCATGCTCAGCGCCGCGGTATTCCACTCTCTCCAGAGCGCGCCGAAATGGCCCGAGAAGCATTGCGGGTAGCGATGCTTGATCCTCTCGTGATCGAAAAAATCAATGCATCTCGCTTCTCTCCTCATTCAGAGGAAACAAAAGCAAAGATGAGCGCGTCTGCGAAAGGTAGGCCAAAAAGTGCCGAGCATCGGGCCAATCTTTCAGCAGCCAAGATGGGTGTGCGTCCATCTGACGAGGCTAGGGCAAAAATGTCTGCCGCCCAGAAAGGCAGGAAGCATAGCCCGGGAACGCTTCAAAAGATGCGCGATACGTGGGCTAGGAAAAAGGCGGAAAAACATGAGGTATCGAACTCTCACAGAGTCGAATGATTATTCATTTGGTGAGGCAGGTCAAAATTTTCTCGTCGACAGCCCCGCTGCAGTAGCCCAAGCAATCCAGACCCGACTCAAGCTCATTCAGGGCGAGTGGTTCCTCGACCAGACGGCCGGCACGCCCTACAACACGCAAATCCTGGGCGCCGGCACGCAATCGACGCGTGACCTTGCAGTGCAAACGGTCATTCTCGAGACACAGGGCGTGACCGACATCGCCGAATATGCCAGTTATCTAGATCCGTCTACGAGACAGTTCACCGTCTCCGCGGTGGTCAATACGCAGTACGGACAAGTCACCATTACCCAGGCTCTCTGATGGCAACATACCCACTCGCAACGCTTGCATGCACGATTGACGAGAACGGGATCAGTGCGCCTAGCTACGCGGACATCCTCGCTTCGTTGCAGGCCAGTTTCCAGTCGATCTATGGATCGGACATCTATATCGAGGCCGATTCTCAGGATGGTCAGTGGCTCGCAGCGCTGGCCCAGATGGTGAACGACGGCAACCAGGCTGACATAACCACGTACAACGGCTATTCGCCCTCCTACGCACAGGGCGCTGGCCTGTCGAGTCAGGTCAAGATCAACGGCCTTCGCCGCGATTCATCGAGCAATAGCACCGCTGTCGTGACGCTGGGCGGGCAAGTCGGAACGCCGATCAATAATGGCGTCGTGCAGGACACGAACAAGAACTTGTGGAGCCTTCCGGCATCCGTTGTCATCCCGGTTAGCGGAACCATCGACGTGACCGCAACTGCCCAGCAACCGGGCGCGATCACGGCCATTGCTGGCGCTATCAACGCTATCAACACGCCGACGCGCGGCTGGCAGAGCGTGACTAATGCTGCTGCCGCTGCGCCGGGTGATCCGATCGAAACGGATGCGGCGCTTCGCAAGCGCCAATCTACTTCGACGTCTCTCGCTGCGCTTACTCCGCTGCAGGCGATCAAGGCGGCAGTGGGCAACGTGGCCGGCGTTGGCCGGTACGAAGTCTACGAGAATCAGTCTGGCACGACGGACGCCAATGGCGTTCCGGGGCACTCGATAGCTGTAGTCGCTGAAGGCGGCGACATCACGGCGATTGCACAGACTATCGAGGCGAAGAAATCACCCGGCACCGGAACATTCGGAACGACGTCTGTCACCGTCACTGATCCGGCCGGTGTGCCGATCACCATCAATTTCTTCGAGATGACCGAAGTTGGCGTGATGACGCAAATCACCATTGTTCCGCTGACTGGCTATGTGTCGACGACGAAGACGTTGATCATCAACGCAATCGTCGCGTATCTGTCCAGTTTTGCGATCGGTCAGGACTCATATCTCGGCAAGCTTTTCGGCCCCGCCAATCTAGCAGGCGATGCGGCGACATCAAGCTCTGGCCTTACTCAGGCGCAACTCGACGCCTTGAGCAACACCTACAACCTGCCGATTTCGAACATCTATCAAGGTCGTTCTGACATGCTCGTGACAGGAGGCTCGTATAACGCTGGAGCGACCACGATCAATGTCGCAAACGTCGCAAGCCTGGCTAACGGTCGATCGATCATCGTCAACCAGTCGGATGGCTCGCAACTGACGGCTACGATCACTGGCATTTCCGGTAATGCAGTGACGTTCACTCCGGCCATTGCCGCCGGAAAGACGATCAATGCCGGCGCTCAGGTCCTGGTGAATGGCGACCTGTCGCTCGCATTTAATGAAGGCGCGCAATGCGTAGCTGCTGACGTAACCGTTCTCCCATGACCGCACAACTGACCGACTACACATCACTAATCACGAGCGAGCATCAGTCAGCGCCACGGTTCATGGCGATGGTGTCGGTGCTCGCTCAGTGGGCGGTCGATCGTCGCAACCTCCTCGCTTCCATCCCAGCCCTATACGACATCGACACGGCTATCGGCCAGCAACTGGACCGGGTTGGCGAGTGGGTCGGGATTTCGCGGAATTTGTCCCTGCCGCTCACTGGTGTTTATTTCAGCCTCGATACGACGGGACTTGGATTTGATCAGGGTACGTGGCTCGGACCTTTCGACCCGACCACGGGACTCGTTTCTCTTCCCGACTACCAATATCGAATACTGCTGTACGCCACTATCGCAGCGAATAACTGGGACGGCACTGTTCCGAGCGCATACGACGCGTGGAACACGATTTTTGCGCCGTTGGGATATTCAATCCTGATCGCGGATAACCAGGACATGACGATGAATGTCGTCCTGGTGGGCCCTAGTCCAGACGCTGTGACGCTCGCTCTATTCACTGGCGGATACCTGAATCTTCGCCCCGCTGGCGTCGGCATAACCAACTACTACCTGCCTAGCGTCCCCGGCTCGCCGGTATTTGGCATGGATGTCCAAAACTCGGCCATCGCCGGCTTCGATACTGGCGGATGGACCAAAAAGCTTTAGCGCCAGAAACCCGCTTACAAAACCGCCTCCGGGCGGTTTTTCTTTTTCCGGATCGTAAATGTCGAACGACTTCATCCCGTTTGCAGTCGGCGGTAGCGCCAACGTCATCACGCAGTCGGCATATGCCGCCCTTACCTCAATCACGCAGAATGGATTCCAATCTGGGATCGCGCAATCGAACCAGTTGAATAAGGTATGGCGCCAAAGCTCGATCATGGCGGCCGTGCTGGCTCAGTTCATCGTGGACCAGTCCGGACAGAACGCGGTCGATGACGGTACGACTGCGACCCTCGAGGCAAACTTGCTGGCGGCAATCAAGAACGCCACCAAGCAAACCGTCATCCTGACGGACACTGGCGTCGCGAACGCGTACACGGCAGCGAACGCGCCCGCGCTCGCGGCATTGCCGTCGACCGGTTACGTGCAGCGTCTCAACATAGCCCACGCGAACACTGGTGCGTCGACTTACGCACCTGATGGGCTGGCCGCAAAGCCGATCTATGGCCTGGGCCTGCAACCGCTCCAGGGCGGTGAACTGCCTGTCGGCGTGGTCGTCTTGATGTACCTCGTGCAAGCCAGCGTCAACAGCGGCAACGGCGCATGGATCATCATCGAATCTCTCGGAGGTGCACAGCAAATTCCCCCCGCTACGCAGAGCCAGCATGCTCCGCAGATGGGGCAGGTAGCGGGCGTTGTGGGGTCTACGCGCAATCTGGCGATGTCGGTTACGGCAGCAAGTGCCACGGCTACGCTGACGGCTGACGAGATCATTGTTGAGACGGCGCTGGGCGGGGTCCGCTACTGCCTGCCGAGTTTCAGCAAGACGATCAATCTCGCGACGACTGGCGCGGGCGGGATGGACACTGGCGCTGCGCCGGTATCGGGATGGGTGGCGATTTACGCGATCTATAACCCGGCAACTAGCACTGCGGCTCTGTTGGCGACGAATGCGACAGCAGCTGCACAGCCCAGCGTTTACGGTGGCGGGAACATGCCAGCCGGTTACACGGCGAGTGCGTTGGTTTCGGTGTGGGGGACGAATGGCAGCGGTCAATTAACTGTCGGCTGGCAGGTTGACCGAAAGGTATTTACGACGCTGATTACCGTCCTGTCGGCGAGTGCGGCGTTATCCAACGTAGCAGAATCGATCGCGGGCGCCGTACCGAAGAATGCTAAGACATCGGTAATCACCCAGAATCAGCTGATGGGCGGTACGGCAGCAAGTTCTTTTGGCCTGACCATCGCCGGTTCGCCGATCCCTGGTATTGGCA